TGAATTAGCTGATGCTTCGGCCCTATCCAGTTTTACAACGGCTAATAACCGTTGCCGGCTTTGGCAGTATTCTCCTAAAGATACATGGAGTGATCAAATTGTAGGCGACATTCGTCGCATACTAGATGATTTCCTCCATCCTTTGGGTGAACCTCTGGTTCAGTCCTATTATGACCTAATCAGTCATTCTAGACCTGGCCCGGGTGCTAGCGTCGGAAGTTGGGGTACTTCGTACTATACTAAGTACTTCTCTTCCAAGTTAGCATGCACATCGACTTTCCTATATGATACATATAGGGATTATTGTGATTGGATTCCTTTCCTTTCAGACGCGGAATGCCAACGCTATGAACGGTTTGGTGTCCCATCCATAGTCAGCGGTAGCCGGTGCAGCTTCGTACCAAAAACCACTGCGACAAGTCGTATGATTTGCGTTGAGCCCAGTGTTAATATGTTATATCAACTTGGGCTTGCGCATTTACTCGAGGATCGTCTTAAACAATTCTTCGGAATTGACCTTAAGACTCAGCCTTCTGTAAATCATCGATTGGCACACCGCGGAAGCGTCGACGGTAGTTTTGCTACTATCGATTTAAGTTCCGCTTCTGATTCCATATCACTCCGTTTATGCGAGATGCTTTTCCCCAAGTGGTTCTTTGAACTACTTCTGGTTTTGCGTTCTCGCACAACAGAGATTGATGGGCGTCATGTGCCTTTATTCATGGTTTCTACTATGGGAAATGGTTTTACATTCCCGTTGCAGACCATGATTTTTGCCGCTATTCTTCAGGCTTGTTCTTCCGCTAATAACGGTGAACATGGTATTTTCTCTTGTTTTGGGGACGATTTGATCTGTGAAAGTAGATACTTTCATAGGGTCATCTCGATCCTGGAACTCTTGAATTTTATACCAAACCCGAAGAAGACCTTTAACGAAGGTCGGTTCAGAGAGTCATGCGGTGCAGATTGGTTTAATGGCCAACCTGTACGTCCAGTTTTCGTTAAGAAACTGGCTACTCCGTTTGACATCTTTGTCACTGTCAATCAGCTCAACGAATGGTCCGCGTATACCGGTATTCCTTTACGGAATACTATTTCATTCCTGCTGTCTAAACTAAGCCATAAGTTTCTTACTTATGTCCCGTTTGATAGTGGGATGGATTCGGGTCTACGTGTTCCTTCGTCTCTCTTGGATACTAAACGCTTTGATCCTAATAACTCATATCTCTATAAGACATGGGAAGTTAGGCCATCGCGTATCCGTATACTTGAGGGGGATATCCGTATCCCTGGCTTATCGACTTCGAATAATCGCTTGCTCTACAACCCTTCTGGGCTGTATTGCTCGTTTTTATTCGGTGAGTTGGTAAACTTTCAAATCTCGGTTAGGCATACTTGCCGTAAGATTTGGAAGCTGAGGCTGCGGTGTAGTCCTAATTGGGACTATGCACCGTCTGGTAGGCTCACTAACGGGGTGAGGCTATCTTGGCAGCAGTGGGAAACTGCTGTGTGGATTAATTTCCACAAACCCTAGCGAAAGCTAGACACGAAAGTTTGATCTTTCGTAGCTGGAGATGC